GGACCCGAGTAAACATTTTGAAGCTAAAACATATTTAGGAAATGGTGGGACGCAGGCGTTAACAATGTCTAATTCTGAATTGTCACCAGGCTTTGTGTGGATAAAAAACAGATCTGCAGGTGTCTCTCACTATTTACAAGATGTTGTGCGTGGCTCTTTTGCATATATGAACAGTAACAGTACTGGTGGTGAAAATACAGCGTCAGGCGCAGATTGGTTCTCTTCCTTTGATTCTAACGGCTTTACTGTTAAATACGGATCTACTGGATACGGGAACTCTGCAGGTTGGAACGAAAACAATACTTCTTATGTAGGTTGGGCGTGGGACGCCGGATCTTCCACGGTAACTAATACTGACGGCAGCATATCTGCACAAGTAAGAGCACAGCCAAGTGCTGGGTTCAGTATTATAAAATTTACGAATACAGCATCTAATTCAAGTGTCGGGCATGGGCTAAATGCTAAACCTGAACTAATTATTTGGAAGAAAACATCTGGCACGAGTCATTGGCCCGTTTATCACGGATCGCTAGGCGCTACAAAACATTTATATTTAGACTTGAACAACACAGCGGGAACCAGCTCAGATTTTTGGAACAATACTGAGCCAACAAGTTCTGTAGTCAGCACCAGAGGTGAGCCACATTCTATGGGGTCCACAGGTGACACAATTATGTACTGCTTCGCGCCTGTCGAGGGCTACAGCGCAGTTGGTTCTTGCAGCCCTAATGGTACAAATGATAATATTTTCGTCTATACCGGGTTTAAACCTAAATTTATTTTAGCAAGGTTCACTTCTGCAGGTGATTGGATGATGCTCGATACCTCTCGACGCCCTAATGGTCCTACAGGTGGAACATTAGTTGCTAACGTAGCTAATGGCGAAGATAGTTATTACAATAGCAGTCAAGTTGGTTTTGACTTCCTAAGTAATGGATTTAAAATTCGCCACAATGGTTCACCTCTAGGTGACTCTGGCAAAACAGTAATTTATTATTGTGTGGCGGAAAATCCTTTTAAATATTCCCGTGCTTATTAATTAATTATGCTTAAACTAGATAACAAGCCCCTATCTTATGATAGGGCATTTACACATAATGATATTCAGTATCCATCCAATTGGCTGCGCTTGGCTTCACTTGAAGAGAAGAAAGCCATTGGTATTACTGAAGTTGCAAATGACCCCACGTATGACCAACGCTTCTACTGGGGTGTAGATAACCCTAAGCAACTTAATGATCAACCTGCTGTCGATGAAGACGGCAAAGATCTTGGCTACACACAGACTGGCTTGAAGACACAATGGTCAGCCACTCAAGGAGAGATTGCAGCTTCACTGCTAGCTCCTAGTGACTGGCGCATCATTAAAGCTAAGGAGACAGGAACTAATATTCCGTCTGCTTGGAAGACTTACCGTGCTGCTGTCCGTACTGCATGTAATACACGTCAGACAGAGATTGGCAATGCCGCTGATGTACCAGCTCTAAAGGAGCTTCTATTCGGTCAACCTACCCTTACTCAACAGAAGAAAGATTCTGACGGTGAGGCTGTTGTTGATTCAGACAATAAACCAGTCATGGAAGACGTACCTAACCCTGCCATTGCTACGGCATGGCCTACACCTATTTAATTATGATTACTCTTATCCGTCCAGTTCTGTTTTCGTTTATTGAATCACCAAAGGTTAAACGATTGATTATTGATATGCTACGTAAGCTTGCTACTACAACAGACAATACCGTAGATGATCAAGCTGTTGATTTCATCGAACGTGGTTTATTCGGATCTAAGTAATGGAGTGGGCTAACCCCCCTCAACTACCATCTCTATTACTCCCTAACGCACCTGATTTACCTATACCTATACTAGAGGTACCACAGGCTGATGTACCCTCGTACAAACCGCTTGTAGTACCTCCTAACACGCTTAGGCCGCCACCAGGTATAGAAGGTGTTAACTCAGATCCGGCACCTAAAGCTAAAACCAAAACTCCACCATCACCTACTTTTACTCCACCAATAATCCCACCTGAAGCTCAGATCGTAGGGATTCCGTTTACGGATATTGAAGTACCACTTCCTACAACTACGATCATGACTACAGCAGCTACTACAGCTGCAATTTCTGTGGCTGCCACCCTAACTGCTACATCACTATTTAAACATTTAGTGATGATTATGAAACCCATATTAAAGCAAGCATGGAACAAGATAGCAAAAAAGAAGACCCTACCGGAAAAACAAAAAACTTCTTAGCTAAGGTCAAAGAAAATACAGAAGATGAATTACAGATTCTCGGGACTTTTGTACGTCTAGGTGTTGTTATTTGGAGTGGTTTTATTATTACTCTTAATTATGTCGAGCTACCTATGATCAAAAAAGGTCAGAGTGGTGGTGACATTACTTTTGTTGCTTCTGTATTTACTGGCGCTTTAGCTACTTTCGGTTTAACGACTTCTAATAGTAAATCTAATAACAAATCTCCTGATCCTAAAAAGAAAGAAGAATGAAACGATTACTACTTTTATTGTTTTTAGCTAGTCCAGTATCTGCTCAGGTGACTCCTAATTTTACTCAAGGTTCAATGCAGTCAACAACAACTACCACCATTGATATTGACAGAACCATTGATACAACAACTTATGGTGGCGCTTATACATCATGGTCAGGTACAAACGTCGTACCAAGTGCGGCGATCAACGATGCAACTACAACTTATTCAGTCCACACAGCTGGAGATCAATTTCAACTCGAAACAGTGACAAGAGCAGCAGGGATCATCGAAGAAAGTTTAATTACCGAAACAGTCCAGCAAAATACTGTTACTACATCCTTGTCGGTCTTCTCACAGTAACACCAGTGTTTGCTAATGAAGAACCAACAGTTAGTAATACAGCAAACCCTGTAGCCGCTGCAACGGGCAATGTGACTAATCAAGCTGTGCAATTCCAGAACAATGGAGCACCATCTCGTCAATACTTTGCAGGTAATAATAGTTGTAATGGAACAACGATGCAATTGTCGCCCTTTTATATGGGGAATGATACTGTTCCACACGATCACACTGGGTATGTACGAAGCAATAACTTCGGCGTACAACTGAACTTTTCAGTGCCACTAGATGGTGGAATGATCGAAACCTGTAAAGCTATAGCTCGTAAACACGAACAAAAAATGCGTCTTGACTACGAACTTGTTCGTGCTCTTAAATGTACTGAGATTATGAAATCTGGGTTTACTTTTAGACCTGGCAGTCGTGTCGAAGTCTTATGCCATGACGTAGTACCAATAGTCTCTCTCGAATAATGGAAGCAATAGTAGCAGCTGTCATTGCAATAGTTGCAGGCGGCTCAGCACTAAACAACAGATTACACAACCGAATAAATAATGTACATGATCGCATTAGTGGTCTTGACAGACGTATCGATGCCATTGAACTTGGCGTTGCTCAAGACTATGTATCTAAGGCTGATCTCTCAGTTATGGTTCAACGTATGGAGGACCATATGGTGCGTATTGAAAACAAACTAGATCAAATAGTTATACGTAATAATGGTTAAAAAGAAAGCTACAGAAGACCAGTTTAATGAACTCCATAACCTAGTCACTAAAGAATTCTTGGCTCGTATTAAATCGGGTGAAGCAACAGCTCAAGAATTAAGAGCTGCTTGTGATTGGTTAAAGACTAATGACATCAGTGGTGTTGCTTATGAAGGCACAGCACTAGATAAATTAGCAAGGGTAATTCCACAAGTGGATCCTGAATTAGTACAACGGAGGCTCTATGGCAAGAGAGAAACTTCCGTTTAATCAACTAAGCCGTACTGGTAAATTTTACCGACAAAAAGAAGGAACTGTGCACGAGGAAAAGCATCACGCTTCCTCAACTAAGGCGGCAAAGAAACCAGATCGTAAAAAGAAGAATGCTGAAACCAGACGATACCGTCGTGATAACGGTATGGAAGGTAAAGGTGGTGGTGATGTACACCATAAACCTAACGGCCAACTTCAAGTTATGTCTGCTTCTAAACACCGAAGGATTAAATGACCCCACTACTTCCAACTCCTGATCACTACTTACACTACCTAATAGCCATGACGTCCTCTGAAGCAAAGCGCCTTTGGAGGCGCAGCATTAAAGAACATTTTGACTGCACATGTGCTTATTGCGGAGAAACTTATGACATTAATGAACTTACACTTGATCACGTCCAGCCGCGCTGTCATGGCGGTGGAGACAATAGGAACACAGTTGCAGCATGTCTACGCTGCAATCAGGAAAAAGGAAGTACCAATTGGCGAGTTTACATAGCTCGCTTCGACAATCCACTAAGAGAATTACTTATTACTAATTACACAAATGGCTAGATCTACTTCTACTGGTGACGCAATGTCACGCGTTAATAACCCATTCTTGGGAAAATCACTGGCATCAATGAAAAAGCAGTGGTCTTCTATGACTCCTGCTCAACGAAAAGTTAACGTTGAAAATTTTCGTAAGGCCGCAAAAGTTGCACCTAAACCTACTAAAGCTGTAAGGAGTGCATCCACAAGTACTAATTCAGCGAAGACTAAAGGTGATGGTTCAGTAAAACCTATTCCTGTCAAACGTTCAAGATCTACTGAAGTTAAAAATAACAAACCTGTTCAGGCTAAATCTAAACCTATTCAAAGTGACCCTGCACTTAAAACTCAACCTCGTAAAGCATCTACACACGGTGGTAACCGCAGAAAAGAGGATCCCCGTGCAAGAGGTCTAAGGAACAATGTGAGAGACATGGAAGCTGCTACACGCAAACGAAATGCTGATACACGTAGACAAAATCAAAAGAAAGCTTTCAGTAATACTGGTATTCCTGCTAGTCCTTCTAAGAACCCTAAAAAGAATGACTTATATAAAAAGCCCTTTGGAAACGTAATGATCTACAACGGGACGAAATGGGTACGTAAGTAAACAACTTATCCACTAACGAATAAACAATACTCAGGCCCCGCAAGGGGTCTTTTTTTATGCCAGGACATTTTGTAAAGAAAGTAGTTAAACAAGTTTTTAAAAAAGGTGATGAAGTAGTACAAACTGCTGCAAAGAAAGCTGCAAAGAGTACACCTAAACCACCGCCACGTGTATTACCTAAAGCAGAATACTCTGGTAAAGCTGGTGGTCATAAAGGCTTCGGTAGGTTCAAAGCTGATATGGCTGTTAGAACTGATCAACGTAAAGGTCTTCAGAAACCGCAATTCCGTGGTGATGATGGTCGTCTTAATTATCACCAATTTAATGGTAAGAAAAATAGTCAGCTAAGAGACCTTAACGATAAACAACAAGAAGTTCTTAACCGTGATCAAAAAGGTAAACTTCAAACTAAACGTGAAGTAAGAGGTTCCTTCTTAGAAGATAAACCTCAAGTCGTAGACGTTGATTCTCATCATATTACACCTGTTAAATCTCTTGCTTTCTTATTTGATGGCCTTGATGAATTTGAAGCACGTAAACTGATTAACTACTTCGAAAAGAAAGGTGTATATATTGGTAATGATCCAAGGAATGCTAAGCATTTATCACAACCTGATCATACCTCAGTGCACAATGAATACGTCAAAAAATCATTACTCAAATATAACCACGCATCACTTAAAGGTATGTCAATGAAAGATCGACTAAAGTTTGCCAAAGTAATGGTAGATGAAATTAAACAGGCTAATGAAATCGTAGCTAAATATAACTCTCCAGCAATGACTTCAAAAGAATTTGCTGAATCATATGACCGTGTAACTAGACCTGAATTAGCAGGCTATGAGTGATCTTGAACTCTTACAAGGTGACTTTAAGATATTCTTACAAGCACTATGGGGTCAACTAGATCTACCCTCACCCACTAGAGCACAATACGCAATCGCTGACTACTTACAACACGGCCCTAAACGTCTACAGATACAAGCATTCCGTGGTGTAGGTAAGTCTTGGATTACTGGTGCTTTTGTTCTCTGGAACTTATTTAATGATCGTGAAAAGAAGATCATGATTATCTCTGCTTCTAAGGAACGTGCAGATAACATGTCTATCTTTTTACAGAAACTAATCATTGAAACACCCTGGTTATCTCACCTAAGACCTAAATCAGATGACTCTCGCTGGTCCCGTATATCGTTCGATGTTAACTGTAACCCCCACCAGGCTCCTTCTGTTAAATCAGTCGGTATAACGGGGCAGCTAACGGGCTCTCGTGCGGATCTGATGGTACTAGATGATATCGAAGTTCCTGGTAACTCAATGACAGAGCTTATGAGAGAGAAACTTCTTCAACTAACTACTGAAGTTGAATCTATTCTTACTCCTAAAACTGATTCCCGTATCTGCATACTAGGTACACCACAAACTACCTTTACCATATACAGAAAACTTGCTGAACGTAACTACAGACCATTCGTTTGGACTGCTCGTTACCCTCGTAAAAAAGAAAACTATGAAGGTCTCTTAGCTCCACAGCTACAGCAAGATATCGAACAAGGTGCTGAAGAATGGTCACCAACTGATCCTGATCGCTTTGATAAAGATGACCTTCTAGAACGTGAAGCTTCCATGGGCAGAAGCAACTTTATGTTGCAATTCATGCTCGATACATCTCTTAGTGATGCTGAAAAATTCCCACTTAAATGTGCTGATCTTGTTATTACTTCCGTTAACCCTACTACTGCTCCTGATGCAGTCGTCTGGTGCTCGGACCCGCAAAACGTTATCAAAGACTTACCCACAGTCGGTCTCCCAGGAGATTATTTTTACTCTCCAATGCAACTCGTTGGAGAATGGACCCCTTACACAGAAACAATCTGCTCGATTGATCCATCGGGTCGAGGCTCTGACGAAACTACCGCAGCATTCTTATCTCAGAAAAATGGCTTCCTCTACTTGCATGAAATGCGTGCATACAGAGATGGGTACACTGATAAAACATTGCTAGATATACTTCGTGGTTGTAAGAAATTTAATGCTACTAAACTCCTTATTGAAACTAACTTCGGGGATGGTATGGTTGGTGAACTCTTCCGTAAACATCTCCAACAAACTAAACAAGCAATTGATATCGAAGAAGTACGTGCCAACGTACGTAAAGAAGACCGAATCATTGATAGCCTTGAACCTGTTCTTAACCAACACAGGCTTGTTATAGACCGTAAAGTTATTGAATGGGACTTCAAATCTAACCCTGATGAAGCTCCAGAAAATAGACTTATGTATATGCTCTTCTATCAAATGTCTCGTATGTGTAGAGAGAAAGGTGCTGTTAAACATGATGACAGATTAGATTGTCTCGCACAAGGTGTTAAATATTACACAGATGCTCTCGCTATCTCCGCTTACGAAGCAGTTAAAACTCGTAAACATGATGATTGGAAAGATATGATGGATGAATGGTTAGATGATCCTGAAGCTGCTGCTTCCCATTTAGCCTTTGGTATGGACTTAGATCAACGCCGTAAAGCTCGTATGTTGGCTGGTAAAAAAGTCGTTCCAACCTGGATTTCATAACCCTTGCTATCACTACGATATTCAGGTGTGTCATCTATACAGGGAGAGGGAAGGGTGGACCCGCTCTCTGGGGGAGTAGATACAACACAAATGTGTCGTCCTACTCCCTTTACTAATCAACCATGAATGTTGATTCTGTAAGTACTACCTAAAGCCCTACGGGCTCAAATACACAAACATAACTATCTACTGATGATTTTGGAGAACTGTATAACTATTATTGTTATTACTGTCTCTACTTATCATTATTATGATTCCCACCCTTATGCATACTACCCATTATATTCATAGTACTGTTGATGGTGATGACTTAGTAGCTTATATGGCTAGAGTCTCTAATCCGTCTAATCAAAATAATACTACTACTGCTCCTCGTTTAATTAATTATCTTATTAAACATAAGCATTGGTCCCCTTTTGAAATGGTCTCTATGTGTCTTAAAATTGAGACTACCAGAAGTGTAGCTGCTCAAATTCTTAGACATAGATCCTTCTCCTTTCAAGAGTTCTCTCAACGTTATGCTCCCGTAACTTTAGATCCTGTCGTTCCTGACTTACGTCTTCAAGATCATTCCAATAGACAAAACTCTATTGATTCTATGAATGAATACGATAAACAACAGTTTCAATTACAACTTAGACAACATTATGATCAATCTATGTGGTTGTATCGTCAAATGTTGGATGCTGGTGTAGCTAAAGAATGTGCTAGAGATGTATTACCTCTATCTACGCCTACTGTGCTATACATGCATGGCAATTTAAGGTCTTGGTTAACATATGCTGATTTACGTACATCTAACGGTACACAGATGGAGCATATGACCATAGCAACGTCTGTAAAAGAGCAAATTGCTCAGTATTTCCCTAAGTGTTATGCTGGTATGTGGGTGACTGATTAAAAATGACAAAAATGTCTGAAGCCTATGTTTACGTAGGTGCCGACATTTTCACCCCTAGGGGGGGTCCTGGTGTGTTGTTTTGGTGCTGATTGGATGTGTGATCTAATGGATTCGACTAGGTGTACAGTGCTGTGAACGTATTCGTTACGGTTACGTACACCTTGTTTACAATTCTTCATGTGATCATCTGTTTGCGCTACCATCAGTTAAACTAATGAGACCAGTGATACCAATGGATTACAAGGAATAACAGGGGTACCATGTGACAGTTGTTGAATTGATTGCTTGACTTTCGCTGGCTGACCTGCCATGTTTGATGCATCGACCGGCAACGACAGCAGCTTGCTTAGTCAGTCGAACCAAGCCTTAGTAAACATGATCATCATGAGCTGAACGGGCTTACATTTCAAATTGTTACAGACCATAGCTAACCTGTCCACTACCGGATAGGTTAGCCACAAGCACCTCGACAACCGAATACCTACACGCTGACTAAGAGGCGAGCTACCGCGGCACCAGGTAGCCAGTGCAAGGGCGCTGACTCAGTGTAAGGGGGAGCAGTACAGATGTACTATTATGCAGAGCCACATGCTTTGTTTGATCATGGCAGCCTATGCAGGGCCAGCCCTGGTATGTACTTCAACTGGTGCACATAGGCGTTGAGTCTTATGGCTCAATTGTTCACTACGGTATCAACAATGAAAGTCTTGATCTCTTATCTAGAAGAGTTCGCTAAGTGTTACGAAGGTGATGCTTATGGTCTTGCTTCTGACTTCGAGTTAGTTGTAGGAATCTCAATGAATGAAATGTGTAACAAACTCAGTGATGAGATTGAAAACTTCAAATCATTCAGTGAGGAAGACTAATGTTCAATTATGAGGATCAAGTCCTTGACGCTACTGATGCTGATGGGATGCTGAGCATTCAATTAGCCTCACAACTAATCACGGACCACAACACAAGCCTGTATCAAATGATGCAGGATGGATACACAGGTAATTGTAGACACGCCGAATCATTACTTGATTGGCTTGGCTATTGATTTACAGCTAGTGGGTATTAAGCAGGAGTTCAACTCTCCTGCCTAGCTATTGCTACTCGCTGAGAGTAGCCATTAATTCATGTTCACTCGTATTCCATTCCGTACATCTAAGTGTGTGGAGGTTATGTATGTCGACTTGATACGTGGTGTAGTTGAAGTTGCTTACTTAAATGGGAGCATCTATCAATACACGTGTGTATCACGGCGTGCAATCCTATCACTTATGTGTAATCCATGCATGAGTCTTGGGCTATGGGTTAACCATAACCTACTATCATGTGATACAAAGACCAAGCTCCATGGTGAGTGTGTCATTGTTAATCACTTTGATGCATACTATTACAACCAAGAGGTTTGTGTTTAATGATTTCTTTACCCAATCCACCAATCATGACATTCACAATGGACAACCAACAGCTTGCACCACGCTCTGATCTAGCTACTAAGCAGGAGCGTTTAGTTGGTGATGAGTTACTTGCTTTTATTAGGGGTAATGAATCAATGACTAAGCAACAACAATGTTATGGTGCTGGTTACATCAAGACCTTGAAAGATGGGTCTATTGGTTGTAACTACACTGATTTCTACATGGCTTTGATTGAGGCTAAGGGTGTAGACCTTGACGCATCAGATACTGATGACAAAGAGTATGATGATTGGCATGATTCGCTTGAAGATCAAGATAAGGACTTGATCAATGAGATTCAAGAAAGATGTGGTGATTTCAATGATTACACACCTGAAGAATGCCGAGAGTTTATGGATGAACTCAGCAGCATAGGTATCACTACTGATTCCCATTTTGAAGATGCATTAATGTATCAAACATCAAGCCATAACGCTGGCGCTGAGTTTGCAGAGCACGAAGCAGATTCTTATGGTTGTACTACCTTCATTGACATGCCATGGGTTGTTATTGATTGGGAAGCTAGTTGGGAACGTAACTTGTCACATGACTATTCAACAATTGAATTCAAAGGTGTTACGTACTTCTTCTTCGCTCACTTCTAATCAACTTATCCACTGACGTATGATCTGGTCTGAATCAACTATCATCCTTGCAATTGTAGGGATGGTAGGTCTATTCTCTACTGCTGTTATCTATCAGCGTAGTAATCGAATCACCTCTAACTATTACAAACATGACAAACGTTAATAGATTCATCATGTGTATGGGTGTTAGTGCGCTTGCATGTTTCTTATGTGGATTCAATGCAAGTGCTATCTTTACATTCATAGTCATAGGTTTATTAGCTAGCATCATTTAACGTTCACAATCGACAAACTAAGAAGGTATTTGATGGCACTACTTGGACAATCAAAATATAAAGATTACGAGATAACATTGCAAGACGGTGATGATGTATTCACAGAGTATGTCATGGCTACATCATCAGAGCAGGCTGCATGGTCTGCAATGGAGCTATCCACTCGCCGTGGGTGTGAACTAAAAAACGTGAGGGTTTGTGATGCGTGGTAAAAAAGAGTTTCCAAACAACTTTGAAAAGTACAGACAAGCCGATTCAAAACACTTTGAACCTGTTACGTGGGAGGAGTTCTATGAATGGCGACTATGTCAATGGGAGCTACCGTCTTCGATCTGCTGCATCTTAAGAGCAGAGCATAAAGAGACTGGCAAGATCACAGAGCATGTGTATCAGAGGCCATCAGCTGTAGCCAAGAGGTTAAAAGCATATGACAAGCAAGGTACGCATGATGTTGTACTTGCGAGTCATGAATTTGTTGTTCCATTAATTAAGCCACAATTCTCACTACTTACAGATGACCTATTTGATGACTCAAACAATGATTGACAACCTGTCCACTGAGGAATACAGTTATTTTCTGGCTTATGGTGACAAGGATGATGACAGCAACAAAAAGTTAAACAAACTTATTGAAGAGATCTTAGGAGACTTTAATGCAGAAGATGCGTAATTGTGCAGATGTATTTCTATGAAAACTGTATCAAGCGTAACTACTTAAGCTTAATCGCCCAATAAGCTGCAATCGATTCTCATAATCAATTACTTGAATTTGCTTCCTGATTTCTACCTGAGAATCAAAGATCACAATCGACTAAAGCTCTGGACCACTTCAACCATTGTTTGTTCAACATTACATATCCACTGTGGTATAATATACATGGAGATGTCATGGCGTCATGGACCCCCTAAAAAGGCTTCAAACAGATGATGCATTGGCATCTCTGCTCACATGTTGGGAGTTACTAAGGACCAAGCATCGAGAGATACCAGCGCAAGCTGTAACGGTTCTCCTCTACATTGCTTCACACAATCCATGTCATAAGCAAGCGATAGAGGAAGATCTAGGTCTCACTACTGCATCATGTTCAAGGATGATTGACACCATTAGTGATGGCAATGGTCGTGCTCGGGTTAAAACTCCAGGGTTAGGTCTAGTCACTAAAAGCTCAGATCCTAAGAATGGACGCAGGATCATGTTATGTCTCACTTCTGACGGTGAGGAATTTGTCCACCAAATCAAATCCATCCTTTATGGCTGAGATCGTTACCTGGCAACAAGCAGTTGACCTTTGTTTTGATACCCGACCTAAATGGAAGGGATTAGAACTAAAACAACCTGGTATCAATACCAGACATTTCACTGAATACTATGGAGGCGACTCACCATGCAATGAAATTGACCGCAAGACTTTAAGAGGTTTTGTTGATTATCTCAAGGACCAATACGAATATGAGGATGCAACTCTAAATCGTAAGTTGTCTGCTGTTTGTACAGTTCTAACTCACGCCATTGATGAGGAAGAACTAGATATGAACGTACCACGTAGACCACATTTCAAAGAGAATGAAGGTCGTCCTTACTACTTCAAAAAAGTAGACATTGAGACTATTTGTACACATACGAATAAGACAGGCTTACCTGAGCTCGTACGGTTTGCAGCACTCACTGGTGCTCGCAGGGGAGAGTGCATAAAGGTAGCAGTACGTGATATTGATCTAGATAACAACCTTATCTATATCGGAGGTAGACCAGAATTCAACACCAAGAATGGTGATTGGAGAACGGTACCTATCCACGATAAGCTGTTACCTATGTTGGAATCACGCTGTGATGGTGTACCAAAGGACGTGACAATCTTTGGGGATCAATGGATCGGAGCACACTCAGTTCTCCACTACTTTAAGAAGGCAGTAAGAGACGCTGGATTAGAACCTCATATGGTATTTCATTGTCTTAGGCATTCATTTGCCACTTGGGCGATTGAGGACGGAGTACCTGTAAGAGTGTTAATGGACCTGATGGGCCACAAGAAAATCGAAACCACACTTAGGTATGCGAAAGTCACAGATAATGCACGTAAAGAAGCCATCTCCAGTATAAATTTTTAGATCCGCCATCCAAACGTCACAATCTAATTGATTACACTAGGGTATAGGTTCGCTTATACCCTTCCTTAATTCACAATCGACTGAGGTATTTACTCTGGCAACACCTGCTCAAATCGATGAACAAGTCAAGTTTGAAAGAGATGCCATCAGACATGGCTTGAAGCGTCTACGTGAGAACACAAGAGCCCTTGAAAACAAAACGTATGCGAGTGCAACTGTATATGGGTGCAGCAGTATTTCTACTTTGCTGCCTCTTGTTACCAAGCGTATTGAAGACACCAACACTAGAATTAAACAAGGATGTACTGGAAGATCATTCAAAGAGATTCAACAGTATTTAGAGCCCATTGATGCAGGTGCAGCAGCATCTATTGCTTTAAAGATTACTTTCGATAAAGTATTTAGCTATAAGGATAAGGCTAACAAAGTTGTCACTGTATGCGAAGCAATTGGTACTGCTGTAGAACAAGAAGCACAAATGCAGTTCTATGAGAAGAACTGTCCAGGCTTATTAAATGTACTTAAGAAAAACTACTGGCACAACACCACTGGTACACACCAAAAGTTTGTAGTTATTCGTACCCTTATTCAGCGATATGATGTACCGCAGTGGACAAAATGGTTTGCACCTGACAGAGTAAAGCTTGGAGCTTGGCTACTTGATTGCATCATGGAGTCGAGTGGTTGGTTCATGAAGGAAACTAAACAGCAAGGAAAAAAGAAGGAAAACCTTGTAGTACCAACACCTGAGTTTATGTCAATAAAGGATGAAATAATGGCTAACGCTGAATTATTTGCTCCGATTGCATATCCGATGTTGATTGAACCTAATGACTGGTCAGAATCAAGACAAGGAGGTTATCTTTGCAATGAGGTAATGCGTGGACACGACATGGTTAGGCGAGGTGCGTCATCTATACAGGGACCAACCCCTTACCAATTTCTAAATAAAATACAGAAAGTTGGGTATCGAATCAATCCATTCACAATAGACGTTGCTAAAACGTTGATGGATAGAGGGATATCCATTGGTAAGTTTGTCCCTATCGTGGAGGTACCACTTCCACCAAAACCTGTAGATATTGCAGAGAACAAAGAGTCTCGGCAAGAATATAGGAGACGAGCTGCAGAATCAATGAATCTCAATGCAGCATCATTCAAAAAGTCATGTAGAACACGCATGACAATGGAAGCAGCAAAGTTATTTGAGGGTAGAGAACAATTCTTTTTACCTTGGAGCTTTGATTATAGAGGTAGGGTATATCCTATCCCTGCTTTTTTAACGCCACAAGATACTGACTTTGGTAAATCATTACTAAAATTCAGTGAAGAGGCGTTTATGACACCAGATGCAGAGGAATGGTTAGCTTTTCAAGTAGCAACCACTTATGGTCTAGATAAAGAACCTATCCACGAACGTATGAAGTGGGTAGCCGAGAACGATGAGGTGATTACTGCTGTCGCACTAGACCCTATTGGCAATCTTTCTCTATGGAGAGATGCCGAAGATCCGTGGCAATTCCTTGCTGCATGTGATGAATATTACCACTGTATTATTAACTGTGATCGAAATTACACTTCTCTGCCAATTGCAACTGATGCCACCTGCAGTGGTTTACAGATACTCGCCGGATTATGCAGAGACGCAAGAACTGCAAGTCTTGTCAATGTCTTGCCAGGGGAACGACCCGCCGATGCATATGCCGTTGTCTCCGAGCACGCTAAACCAAACGTCCCTATAAGTATCCAACCTTATATGGATAGACGTACAGTTAAACGTGTAGTTATGACAGTCCCATATAATGCCAAACCTCATTCAAACAGGGGTTACATCAGAGATGCTCTGAAAGAAAAAGGTATTGAAATTGAAAAGGATGATTTAACTGCAACTGTTAAAGCTGTACGTGATGCAATGGATGAGGTAGTACCTGGTCCTATGGCTGCAATGAAATGGATTGAGTCAGAAGTTGGTAAGGCTATTAAACGTGGAGCAACTGAACTTAAATGGGTAACACCATCAGGTTTTATTGTTACTCAAAAGTTAAACAAGAAATTGTTTGAGCGGGTAACACTACAACTACTTGGTCGTGTCCAGATACGTATAGCTACTGATGATAGTGACAAGGTTGATCTTTTGCACCATAAAAATGCAACTGCACCCAACCTAATACATTCGTTAGATGCAAGCCTTCTCCATCTATCTGCACTTAAATTTGATGCTCCATTAGCACTGATACATGATTCAGTGTTATGCAGAGCAACCGACATGACGAACCTGTCCACTGTCGTACGAGAAACATATATGTACTTGTTTGCTGAGCATGACTATTTGACGTCATGGGGTGAGCAGATAGGTGCTGAAACTAAACCTCCGATTATTGGTGATCTCTGCCCCGAATCAGTAATTGAATCCACATACTTTTTTTGCTAACCATCCATACATGGATGAACTATATTTATGGCCCGTAACACATTTACAACTAAAGAGCCCGTTATCCTTGAAGGTTATCAGGCTGTATTGAAACCAAGTAAGTTTGGTTACTCACTATCGACAGTAATTGATCAAGAATTGGTAGATCAACTAGAAGATGACCGCACTGAATCACTCAAATGGTGTGAGTCTAAATTGAAGAATCCAAAGCGTAGCGTTCTTAAGCCTGAACCTTGGGAAGAAGTATCCGAAGGACAGTATAAAGTTAAATACAGTTGGAATGAAGAGAACAGGCCACCTATTGTAGACACTGAAGGTGTACCAGTAACAGATGAGAATACACCTCTATATTCTGGATCAAAGGTTAAGGTAGCTTTCTATCAGAAGCCATACATCCTTAAGGATAATATTACCTACGGTACAACCTTAAAGTGTCTTGGTGTACAGATTGTTTCAGTCAATGGTCAGGCTGGTGTTGATACCGGTGATATGGATGTAGAAGATGTAGTAGCTTTGTTTGGAACAATGAAAGGTTTTAAAGCTAGTGAACCAAATATCACACCTGCTGCACCAAGTTCAGTTAATGAAGATGATGATTTCTAATGGCATTCAGATCTGGCCTTGAAGAAAAGGTTGCTGATCTGATGGTTGAGTTAGGAGTGAAGTATGAGTATGAATCCACAAAGGTTCCTTATCAAATCATGCACTCATACACACCTGACTTTCTTTTACCAAATGGAATTTTTTTAGAAACTAAAGGATATTGGGATGCAGAAGACCGACGCAAGATCAAGGCAGTAAAGCAACAGCATCCTGAACTTGATATCCGTATGGTCTTTCAAACTCCATTCAATAAGATCAGTAAAAAATCAAAAACAACATATGCACAATGGTGCGATCGACATAACATTCCATGGACAAGCTATGCAAACATCCCACTCGAATGGTTCGTTTGAGCGGCATGAACCTTGTAATGAATGTGGTTCATCTGATGGTGTAGCAGTTTATTCCGATGGAAATCGTTATTGCTTTGTATGTCATCACTTCGAAAGGGGTGATGGCTCTTATTCACAATCGACAAAAACTCACATGAGTTACAAAGGCTCAGCTCAAAGGCTGCAGAAGAGAAACTTATCTGAAAGGATCTGCGAACGTTACAAGATCTATAAGGAAGGTGATCTCCTTCGAATGTACTACCACAACAGTGATGGCAGACCAATCGGAGCCAAAACCAGGACAAAAAACAAAGTCTTTAGCTATGAAGGAGAAAATGATGGAGCATTCTTCGGACAACACATCTTTTTTAAAGGAGGAAAACGTAAAAGTGTAGTCATTACAGAAGGTGAGCTTGATGCAGCATCAGTTGCAGAAGCATTAGGAGATTATCCTTGTGTATCTCTACCATCAGGTGCGTCAGCTGCAAAGAAAGCAATCAAGAATAACTATGATTGGCTACAACAATTTGAGAAGATCATCTTATGGTTTGATAATGATGAACCAGGCCAGAAGGCTGTTAAAGATGCTGCCAATGCATTACCACCTGGCAAGGTATTCATAGCTGTTGCAGAGGCTTACAAGGACGCCTCAGAGGCTTTACAGGCTAATGATTACAAGGCTATAGAGAATGCATTCTGGGACGCTAAACCATACAGACCTGATGGAATTGTAGAAGGTAAATCTCTACTTGAATTAGTAACTACACCAAACCCACCTAACGATCATGAATATCCATTTCAAGGACTCAACACACTCCTACATGGTATTAGATACGGAGAGCTTACAACGATCACTGCAGGAAGTGGTATCGGCAAATCCAGCTTCTGTAGGGACATTGCAACTTCATTACTCCAAAGGGGAGAGAGAGTCGGTTACTTGGCTCTTGAAGAATCAAACAGACGAACAGCTCTAGGTCTCATGTCATCTGCTGTAGGTAAATCCTTACATCTAGGTGAGCCTACACATCATGAGTTAACAGAAGCATTCGATATGACTATCAAAGACTGGAACCTTTTCCTATTTGATGGTTTTGGTAGTTATGATCCTGATGTTATCTATAATCGGATTGAGTACCTGGCACAAGGTCTCGACTGTAGAATCATTTTCTTGGATCACCTCTCCATCCTCCTTTCTGGACTCGATGGAGACGAGAGACGAATGATAGACGTCACCATGACACGCCTCCGCTCACTCGTGGAGCGCACAGGTATATCTTTATTTCTTGTTAGTCATTTACGAAGAACAACTACAGACAAAAATCATGAGGAAGGTGGAAGAGTCACTCTTGGACAGCTACGTGGAAGCGCAGCGATTGCACAACTATCTGACAGCGTCATCGCACTTGAGCGGAATCAGCAATCAGACAATAAAGACAGCACAACAACTGTGCGAGTCCTTAAGAATCGACATTCAGGAGAGACAGGGATAGCCTGTTCATTAACGTATAACCTTGAAACTTGCAAATTCGATGAAACTGAACCAGAACCAGAATTCGATCCAGGGAAAGATTTTTAAACCAAATCCTCCTACCGATGAAATGATTCGTAAAGCGAAATTCATAGACAAGACTTATGTATGGCAGAAGAAGTGAGTCTTGTATTTGATTTAGAAACAAACGGACTATTATTTGATGCTAATGCCATCCACTGTATTGCTATTCACGACTGCAATACGCAAGAAACTATTGCATACAATGACACGGGTAATGAAGAACCTGTCATACGAGGGGTACAGCGGTTGGCCGATGCTGACTGCATCTTGGGTCATAATGTTATTGGGTACGATATTCCTGTACTCAATAAACTATACCCTTGGTTTGAGCCTCCTAGCCTTGTCATTGATACTTTATTGCTATCACGTCTTTACCACCCGAACTTACTAGAAATAGACCAAAAAACAAAGTGGAGATTTATGTCTCAACAATTATGGTCAAGACATTCACTAGAAGCTTGGGGATACAGATTAGGTGAGTACAAAGGAGTATTTAGTAAGCAAACAGATTGGAGTAGTTGGTCTCAAGAAATGGAAGATTACTGCATACAAGATGTAAACGTTACCACCAAACTATGGAAGCATTTCCACAAATACCTGAATGGATCCAATTCGAACATCAGGTAGCTCAAATACTTACACAACAAGAAATTCATGGATGGTCCTTTGATTCGAATGCTGCATGGCAACTTACATCTACTCTCAGACAAGAGCTTCGAGAGATTGAAGAATCACTACGAAGGAAACACTCTCTCATTGCAGGAGCAGAATTCACTCCAAAACGAGATAACAGCACGTCTGGATATGCGAAGGGTGCACCCTTTACTCGATTAAAAGAATTAAACCCAACCTCTCGTGATCATATTTCATGGATATTGAAAACACACTACGGATGGAAACCAAAGCAGAAGACACCTACTGGGAAAACAGTTATCGACGAAGTTATTCTGACCGAGATTGGATCGGAGATTGCTATGCAGTTTGCGAGATGTTTGACGGTAACGAAAATGCTTGGGATGCTCTCGAACGGCGTCAACGCATGGCTGAAGCTTGTTACGAATGACCGGATACATCATCACTGCAGCGTTGCAACAAGTACACACCGTTGTGCACACCGAAACCCAAACCTCAGTCAGACGCCAGCAGACCCAAGATTTAGAGAACTCTTTGTTCCAAGCAGAGGCTTATGCATGGTCGGTGCTGATCTTTCTGGGATTGAGCTACGGATGCTTAGCCATTATCTCGCTAGGTTTGATGGTGGCAGATATGCAGAGATCCTCCTTAATGGAGACATCCATCAGGTCAACGCAGACAAAATTGGTATCTCCAGAAAGCTAGTCAAGACAGTTACTTACGCATTTTTGTATGGCGCTGGAGATGAAAAAATCGGTACTAGTTATGACAAACAACTCTCCTCTACAAGTGCTAAACGAAAAGGTAAAGAGATTCGTGCTGCATACATCGAAGCAGTTGAAGGATTGGGAAACCTCCTGGAAGCAATTAAGAAAGCTTCGGAGAAAGGCTCCATACGATCTATCGATGGAAGAAAAATTACAGTTGATTCACCTCACAAAGCGTTGAACTATTTACTCCAATCAGGGGCTGGAATAGTAGCAAAGCGTTGGATGATTATCAACCAAGATCACATTAAAGAATTAAATTTATGCTGCTCTCAACTAGGGTTCATCCATGATGAACTTCAGTTCGAAGTAGACCCTAAACATGCAGAAGACTTATGTTCATCCTTGGTACTTAGCAGTACAGAAGCTGGTGAATACTACAACATCAGGTGTCGTATTGATGCCGAAGCAACTATCGGAAACAACTGGAGCGAAACCCACTAATGCTTTATTCAAAGAAGAAGAACGAAATCAAGTCAACTAAAAAGAAAACAGCACAAGGTCAAGGTCGTTTATCTAAACCTAAAGGTGATCGCAAGATGAGTAGGGGTCAGGGTAAATGATTTCATTACTAATAGATGCAGATTACATTGTTTATAAAGCCTGTGCTGCAGCTGAGTATGACATTGACTGGGGTGATGATGTCATAATGGTTGGCAGCAGGTTCAGTGAAGCATATACAAATGTTAAACGTGAACTTAGTAGAATTAAGTCTGGCTACTTAGATTCTGAAATCATTTTATTCTTTAGTGATTCTATTAATTTTCGCAAGTCAGTTGATAAGGATTACAAAGGACACCGTAATCGCAAGAAACCTTGTGGATATAAACGTGTGATACACCATCTTCATGATGAGTATCGTGTTATCCGTATGCCAACATTAGAAGCTGATGATGCATTAGGTATCTACGCAACATCGAACGATGACTGTGTAATAGTATCCCCTGATAAGGATCTAAAACAAATACCTGGCACTCTCTACAATCTAATTGAGACGTTCACAATCGACAAACAAGCTGGTTGGGAATGGTTTTTAATTCAGACACTAAGTGGTGATAGTACCGATGGATACAGTGGTGCACCTGGATACGGCGTAAAAACTAGCACAAAATTTTTTACTGAATATGGTTATAGCTGGAATTCAGTAGTCAGAGCATTTGATTCAAAAAATCTACCTGAATCTGAAGCTCTTAAAAATGCGCGACTTGCAAAGATACTTACTGCTGATGATTATGACTTCGAAAAGAACAGACCCATCCTATGGACTCCCACCGATGCCGATAACAGATCTGACTGTGGAACAGCAGTTCAAGCTGCGCCGAATGAAGGACTTGCTAGATAAATGTCCTCCAGATCAAATGATTGAGTTGTTTCTACAATTACAAACAACAAATTTTATTCTTACTAACAACATAGGTGAATTACTTAAAGCATGGAATCTCCCAGTCACTACACCCGAGGATCAATAGAAGTATGGGATTTCATACGTGATCAACAACTTAACTACCACTTAGGTAATGCAATTAAGTATGTGTGCCGAGCCGGTTACAAGGATGTTCACACGAAAACAGAAGACCTTAAAAAGGCTATCCACTATCTTGAAAATGAATTACAACACACACACCCAATCTCAAAGTCTGTCCGATCAAGCCCTGGAATTTCGTACAGCGTATGGGATCCAGAACGCGAGGGAGAGCCGGACTATGCAACGGGATTTGATCGTTGAAGAGTTCAAAGAGTTTATGTATGCAGCCACTGAAGAAGGCTATGAAGACGAACTAAAAGAACTTGCAGATCTTGTGTATGTCTGCTTTCAGTATGCAGAAAATATGGAATGGGATCTAGAGGAAGCACTAGATCGTGTACATAAATCAAATCTATCAAAGCTTGGTCTGGATAACAAACCAATCCGTAGGTCTGACGGGAAAATAATGAAAGGACCTAACTATCAACCACCAAATCTATCTGACTTAGTTAAATGAGCGAATTAATTTCTAGAACTGGACGTGTTCAATCATGGATCGATGATCCTGATGGCCGTCTTCCCGTGTCGTGCACGGTTTTTGTTGTTGACAATGAACTCGAAGGACCTAATGGAATTGAAGCAAGTTGGCGTTTTTGTTCCCACGCTCTACGCAACGGAGCAGGAGTTGCTATCCATCTATCAAGACTTGATGCTAAAGATACCGAGAGACCATCAGGGGTCGTTGCGAGTGGTCCTGTATCATTTGGACGAATCTATTCGGCTCTTAACGAGACTCTCAGAAGAGGTGGAAAATTTAAAAATGGTGCCGTAGTATTGCACCTTGATGCAAATCATCCTGACCTAAAAGACTTCCTTGTTGCACCACGAGATACCCTACCTTGGGTTAAGCGATGTGTAAACATCAGCCAAGAATGGTGGGATGAGATGTCACCTGGTAATAAGGTAATTCTAATCTCCAAGATTAAAGCTGGAGATATATGGCTTAACAAAGTAAAGTATGAAGGGACAAAAAGAATTAGAGGAAATGTATGTCTTGAGGTGTACCTGCCATCTAGGGGAACATGCTTACTACAACACATTAACCTTGGAGCCTGCAGCTTCAAACAGATCCCTGAAGCTTTCTCTCAAGGGATGCAAGAACTTTGTGAGCTACATTCAAAAACAAACGTCGGAGAGACTGGAGAATATCTACCTTCTTCCACAGATCGACAGGTTGGACTTGGAATTCTGGGTCTTGCGAACCTCTTGCGGAGGTACGGTGTCTCCTATGAACAGTTCGGGCGAGCTTTAGATCAATACTCAGCTGGAGAGATTAAAGCTACTGCTGCTTACTCTCTTGTAGAGCAACTATCTCATGGCATCCGTGATGCTTCATTGATTGCTCATGAGTATGGAATGGTCCGAGCTTTTGCTATCGCCCCCACAGCTTCTTGTAGCTATCGCTCAAAGGATGCTGATGGTTATACATGTTGTCCTGAGATTGCACCACCTATTGGTCGTACTGTAGATCGTGACTCAGGCACATTTGGTGTGCAGACATACTCATATGGTGATGTAGAGATTGCATCAGAAGTAGGGTGGGATAATTACAAACGGGTAGCAGATGGCATCATGCGTCTCTACCAAACCAGTGGACTTCTCCATGGGTACTCATTTAATTGGTGGTCAGATTTGGCTATTATGGATGAGGACTTCATTGAAGAGTGGCTTAGGTCTCCACAGACTTCTCTCTATTACTCGTTACAGGTAATGGGGGATGTTCAGGATAAGACCAATGCTTACGCAGCTATTGCTGAGGACGAAGTTGATGATTACCTGAACGAAATATTAACTAATGAACCTCAATGTGATTGCGCTGAATGAAAAACCCATACGAGAAACTACTATCAAGGAAAAGAAAATGGACACCAGTACAGACAACTGCTGGTACATGCAAAGAGGGTGCAGAGGAAACTGTTTACCGTGCCCTTGCATTGCGGCACATGGAAGTACCTGTGGGAGATTTTATAACTGATGCACTGGCCGGTGAAGTTCCAGATGTGGCGAGGGAGCTACTGCTATCAAACGTCAAAGACGAAGAAAACCACGACGTGGCTCTTGGTTACATCGCCAATGCTTACGGGGTGGATGAAAAGGCTGAAGCCGAAGCGTTACGGCTACGAGATGCTTGGATCGCGCATCCTGATCACACGATCCTCAAAGCAATGGTGGCCGAACGTGCAATCTTCTTCGTTCTTCTACCATTCTTCCGCGCTAATGGTGACGCTGGAATGCGAACAGTGAGCGCAGATATCAGCCGAGATGAACAATTGCATGTCGCCGCGAATTCAATTGTATGTAAAGAACTAGGGCTAGAGATCTCTCCAAGCCTGGACAAGTTACGCAAAGCAACTATCAATTGGGTGATGCAACCACTAGGTATTAATACTACTAATAGATATTTAGATAAAAAATTTTGGCTGGAATCTAGTGACAACCTTATGTATCAGGGTAAAGCACCTGAACTAAGTTTTACCAAGTCAGCCAGAATGCCAGCATTTTTTGAACACTCTAGCGTAAACCTACCACAATATGCTTGATCCAATCAAAACATTAAAGTGTAAGGTCTGCAATAAGGACGTGATGGTTAATGCAAATTATCCAATTACAGAAGTAACTTGTCGTGACTGTTATGCAAACACTAAACATACTTGAGACTCTTGGCATGGAAACTCATGCCATTGTCAATGAATTAGATACAAATTTCCCACCCATCAATCCTACTCCAGAAGATACTATTGAAAAGATCATGTATAGATCTGGGCAACGTTCTGTTGTGGAGTGGTTATTAAATCGCATGGAATCAAATGTCCAAGAAACGTGACACTGAATACAGCTACAACAAAGCTGATAGACAAGCTCGACGGCAATCAATCAATCAAACAAAAGCAGCTATTACTCGGGCTAAAAATTACAAGCCTGAAAAACTAGATGTAAAGCAAAATACATATACGGATAATCTTCCTAAGAGACCTGGTATGCCAAAGCTACCAAAGTTATCTACAATTAAATCTACTAAAGTTGATAACCCAAGTGGCTTAAAAGGAAAAATGAAAAAATTTACACCTAAGAAGTTGAACGCTGCTAAAGCTTATCCAAACGCACCCAGTACTAAAACTAAAACTAACGTACCTAAAACTAACGTTAAACCTTATATTTCTACTAGCTGGGGTGGTATTGGTAAGGTTGATGGTAATAAAGGGGGAAAATTGGCGTCTTTAGTTAACAAGAAAAAAGGGAAAAAATAAATGGCAGCAAAGCAACGATATGATGTTCTCCAAAGTGACCGCCAACAATTTCTAGATAAAGCATGGGAAGCTTCACAGCTAACACTTCCATATCTCATTCGTCGTGACGATGAATACACAAAAGGAGCAAAGGTATTAAAAACACCTTGGCAATCAGTTGGTGCTAAAGGTGTAGTTACCTTGGCATCTAAACTGATGCTTGCTTTACTACCTCCTCAAACTACCTTCTTTAAATTACAGGTAGATGAAACAGGTATTCCTCCAGGACTCTTTCAAGAGAATCCTAGTGTTAAGACAGAGATGGATACATCCTTTGCAAAGATCGAGCGTACGATCATGGAATCTATTGCAGCTTCTGATGATCGAGTCGTAGTACACCAAGCGTTAAAGCACTTGGTTGTAGCGGGTAATGCTCTGGTCTTTATGAATAAGGAACAGCTGAAGCTCTATCCCCTTAATCGCTATGTCGTAGAACGAGATGGTAACGGTAATGTTGTAGAGATCATCACACGTGAAACAGTCAGTAAGAAATTAGTCGAAAAATTTCTACCTGAAAAAACCTACCAGCAAACTGCTAATGATAATGAAACCAATCCTGGTGAGTGTGATGTATATACTCACATCAAACGTGATAACAATCGTGTCACATGGCATCAGGAAATCTACGGTAAGGTAATCCCTAGTAGTTATGGTAAGGCTCCATTAAATAAAAACCCATGGCTACCACTACGTTTTAATTATGTAGATGGTGAAGCCTATGGTAGAGGTAGGGTTGAAGAATTTATGGGTGATCTTAAGTCACTTGAATCTTTATCCCAAGCACTCGTAGAAGGTTCAGCAGCAGCAGCTAAGGTTGTGTTTGTTGTATCCCCTTCTAGTACTACTAAACCAGCAACTCTTGCGGCAGCTGGTAACGGTGCCATTGTTCAGGGTAGACCTGATGATATTGGTGTCGTTCAAGTTGGTAAGACCGCTGACTTCCGCACTGCATTTGAACAATCACAAGTCTTTCAAAAGAGATTGAGTGAAGCGTTCCTTGTCATGAATGTTCGTGACTCTGAACGTACAACTGCAGAGGAAGTACGAATGACTCAGCAGGAATTAGAATCACAACTTGGTGGACTATTTAGTCTGCTTACTGTTGAGTTTCTTGTACCTTACTTGAGTCGTAAACTTGACATGCTACAAAAATCACGGGCTATACCAAAGCTACCAACAGATTTAGTTAAACCAACAATTGTTGCTGGTATTAATGCTCTTGGTCGTGGTGCTGATCGTGAAAGCTTGACTGAGTTCCTTCAGACAATATCTCAAACAATGGGACCTGAAGCATTACAAACCTATATCAATCCAGATGAAGTCATTCGACGTCTAGCTGGATCGATGGGTATTGATCAACTTGGTCTTGTTAAAGGTATGGATCAAGTTAAAGGTGAGCAGCAGGAACAGATGCAGCAACAAGCATCAATGGATCAAGACCTTGCACTCACCAAACAAGCATCTCAATTCCAAGCAAACAATCCGAATGACCCAAGCCAAACCGGTTCGCCCCCCGAAGAAGGCGCAGCCCCGCTCCCCACGCAAGCCGGTGGAGAAGGCGGAGCACCTCCAACCCCTGGAGGACCCGAAGGTTAAAGACCTTTCAGTTAGAGATCGGAGGTACCTCTCCAATCAATCAAACAAATATCAAAGAAAACCCAAGGTAGGTACACCAACCCTCGGACGTGAAACTGCTTACGTAACTGAGGTTGGTCTTGGAAACCTCCGCTCTGAAACAGCATATGACAACACTGACGTATCAACCTGATCAAGGTCAACCTGAATTCTCTGAAGACGAACTTAATTCTATTGAAGTAGGTAATCAATTAGAGGAACAACAACAACAGCTACTTGCTGGTAAGTATGAATCAGCCGAACAACTAGAACAAGCTTACTTAGAACTACAACAGAAGTTTGGATCAAACCAAGAAGAGCAACCAACTACTGAAGAGTCTCCTGAAGAACAAGTAGTGGATGCTGAGATTGATTTGATGGAAGCATTGTGGCAACAGTCACAGTCAGAATATGATGAAGATACACTTGAATCTTTAAGGAACTCTGACCCTGCTGATATTGCTCAAGCTTATCTAGATTATCGAGCTGAGAATCAACAGCATGAACTGACATCTGAAGAAACAAGTGATCTTTATGATGTTGTTGGTGGTCAAGAACAATATACAAACATGCTTCGATGGGCTGCTGAAAACTGTGATGAACAGACCATCGAAATGTATGACACAGTGATGGGGAAGGGTGACCTTGAGTCATGCTTCTTTGCTGTACAAGCAATGGCCTTCCGTATGGCAGAGATGGAGGGATGGCAGCCTGATGATTTCATCTCAGGTCGTACACCTATCCAGACTGCTGATGTATTCCGTAGCCAAGCTGAAGTTGTTCAAGCCATGAGTGATCCTAGGTATGATGTTGATCCTGCTTATCGACAGGACATCATGAATAAATTAGAACGTTCCAATGACTTAATGTATTAATGGAAAACACAACTCCTAAGTATTTAAAACCAAAGAATAAAAATAAAGGTAAGGGTAAAACGAGTGGCTTTAATAAACTTCTTGCAGGTGGTGGCCTTGGTTTGGCTGGACTCCTTATTTCTTCGGTCATGAATAGTGGCAAAAAAACGTAAGGCTACAAAGCAACGCTTAGATCCTTCATGTTGGAAGGGCTACAAGAAATCAGGTACCAAAGTAAAAAGTGGTACCCGAGTTAATAACTGTGTAAAAATTAAGAAATGACCACCATCATTGAAGAACGCGGACGTGTAAACATGTTCGCCAAAGAACCACCTATGGAAGTTATGAACGTCACTGAAAACCACAACGAAAAAGCTGAGAAGTTGAATGGCCGCCTTGCAATGCTTGGTGTAATTGCAGCTCTCGGTTCATATGCAATCACTGGACAACTTATTCCTGGTATTTGGTAATGCACAAGAAGGGACACAAAGCTCCTAAAGTAAAGAAGAAGGCTAAGTTAATGGCAGCAATTGGTAATCCAATTCTACAAAACAAGTCCATGACAATTAAATCACATACCCCTAACTCTAATTATGGTTGACGACGCAGATAGGAAAAGACGAAATGCTATTAAAACTGGTGCCAAGGTATTGAAAGGTATTAAAGCAGTCTCAAATACTTTAGGTACCTCCCCTACTGAAACCCCTGATGTTGATACTAAGCTCGATAAAGGGTACGGCAAAGGAGATGGTGCCCCCGCAATACAGCCGAGCGACAGAAAATATACAACCGATGAAAATGGTATTGGCGACTTAGAGAAGACACCTAAGTCTAGGATTGGTAACATCACAAGACCGAACAACAAGCGGAAAACTTACTAAACAAACACTCTATTATTTTAAATGAAAACTCTTATTATTGCTTCACTCCTACTCGGCGCTGCTGGTGCCGCACAAGCTGGACCCTTTGTAAACGTCGAAGCTAATGCTGGCTTCGTAGGTAGTGAGTACGGTGGCTCTACTGTCATTGATAATCACGTTGGATACGAAGGTGATAACTGGTATATCCAAGGAGGACCTGCAGTAGTCCTTAATGATGGTGCAGATTCTGATCTGGAATTCTCAGGTAAAGTCGGTGCTAGTGCACCTCTTAGTGAACGGCTAGCTCTCTATGGAGAGGTATCAGTTTTGACTGCTGAAGCTGACAATAACTACGGAACTAAAGCAGGTTTGAAGTACACCTTCTAAGCTAAATAGATTCATGTGGAAGGTGCAATTCCTTCCTTAGCTCTAGACAGCCAAGTCTTTAAAATGGTCTTACTTAATTATACATACCCAACCATGAACTATTACTTAAATGACCGCTGTACTTTCAAGACCACAAAAACTAAATAACTGGCAGTCCTTCTGCGAGTGGGTGACATCCACTAATAATCGTCTATACGTAGGCTGGTTTGGAGTCCTAATGATTCCAACATTACTAGCCGCAACTATTTGTTTTGTCCTGGCTTTCGTAGCCGCTCCCCCTGTTGATATTGATGGCATACGTGAACCAGTTGCAGGATCGCTCCTTTACGGAAATAACATTATATCGGGAGCAGTTGTCCCGTCTAGCAACGCCATCGGACTCCACTTCTATCCCATCTGGGAAGCAGCCAGTCTCGATGAATGGCTATACAACGGTGGACCATTCCAACTCATTGTCTTCCACTTCTTGCTCGGTATTTACTCTTACATGGGACGCGAATGGGAACTTAGCTACAGGCTAGGTATGCGTCCCTGGATCTTCGTTGCTTACTCCGCACCTGTAGCTGCGGCCTCTGCTGTCTTCTTGGTGTACCCCTTTGGACAAGGTTCTTTTTCAGATGCAATGCCTCTTGGCATTTCCGGGACCTTCAATTACATGCTCGTCTTCCAAGCTGAACATAATATTCTTATGCACCCTTTTCATATGCTTGGCGTTGCCGGCGTATTTGGTGGGTCTTTGTTCAGTGCTATGCATGGTTCTCTTGTCACAAGTTCCCTTGTTAGGGAGACAACCGAGAATGTATCTCAGAACAATGGGTATAAATTTGGACAGGAAGAAGAGACATATAATATTGTCGCTGCTCACGGATACTTTGGACGACTGATCTTTCAATATGCTTCGTTTAATAACTCACGTAGCCTCCACTTTTTCTTGGCTGCATGGCCTGTTGTTGGCATTTGGTTTACTAGCTTGGGTGTTAGCACTATGGCTTTCAATCTTAACGGCTTCAACTTTAATCAATCCATTGTCGATAACGGGAACCGTGTTGTCCCTACTTGGGCTGACATACTTAACCGTGCAGGACTTGGAATGGAAGTAATGCATGAGCGTAATGCTCATAACTTCCCACTTGATCTGGCTACATACAAAACTCCTACTATCGGATAACTATTATGGGACTTGCTTACAATCCTAAAAACCGTGCAAATGATTTTCAAGTCCAGTATGTTGTAAAAACAACTGGCGACCAATGGTTCCCAGTAACTACTGGTTATGGTGATAACCCTAGCTCTGGTACATCAGCGCAACGTGTCGTTCAGAACGATATCCTTGCTGGTGATACTGCAGATGGAACACCAGCTGCTGCTGAACTAGTAGCTAGCTAATTATAAAAGTCCGTTCATCGAATACCGTCGATCAGGACAAGATACCAATCTCGGTAAACGACGCATGACATGAGGTGACATGGAACGGGGTCCCTCAATTCTCTAAGGAGGATACTATGCCAAACGTTGAAGTTCGTCAGCGTGTGCGTGAGCAAGCCCAAGCTCTTAAAGAGCAGAAGCTTGTGTATCGCGGGGTAGCTTACCTTAAAAGCCGCTAAGTAGTTCTGTAATTGGGAGGTGCAAATCCTCCCTTAGCAATTGGTTAGAGCCCGTACGCGGATACCTCTGACCGTCTAGACGGTGGGATAGACCACACATAATTGAATATCTTTGACGTCAAAGAGGAAGTAAACAAAACCTCTTTTTTTATATAATGGCTGACGCTACTATTACTCCAATTGGTTCGCTAAACTCGAACCCCGCTTCTATCGCCAAGTCTACCGGTTACGATAGAGGCCTTGATACTGGCAAGTACGCAACTTATCTGAAACTATTTTCAGGTGAGATGTTCAAAGCTTATGAATCAGCATGTATCGCTAAAGGTACTGTACAAAATCGTACTCTCCGTAATGGAAAGTCGATGCAGTTCATCTTTACTGGTCGTATGGATGCTTCATACCACACACCTGGAACTCCGATTCTTGGTAGTGGTGATCCTCCAGTGGCTGAAAAGACCATCATCATGGATGACCTGCTGATTAGTTCAGCTTTCATTTATGACCTTGATGAGACACTTGCTCATTACTCACTTAGGTCTGAGATCTCCAAGAAAATTGGACACGCTCTTGCCGAAGCATATGACAAGAAAGTCTTCCGTACTATTGCACTTGCTGCACGTGAAGCACATCCTGTGACTGCTGCTCCTGGCCCTGAGCCCGGTGGTTCTATCATCAACATTGGTGCTAACAACCAGTACAATGCACAGTCTTTGGTTGACGCCTTCTTCGAAGCTGCTTCAATTTTGGACGAAAAAAATATTCCTCGTGATGGACGTACTGCTGTACTTTCTCCACGACAGTATTATGCACTCGTCTCTCAAGTTGATAGCAACATCCTGAACCGTGACTTTGGTAACAGCCAAGGTAACTTGAACTCAGGTGATGGCCTATATGAGATCGCTGGTATTTCTATCAAGCGTTCTAACAACCTCCCATTCATGGTGACTGGTTCCAACTCTGGTTCTATTGATCGTGTTGCTGGTGAGAACAATGACTACTCCGGTGACTTCCGTACATCCTGTGGACTTATCTACATGAAGGATGCTGCTGCTGTTGTTGAAGGTATTGGTCCTTCTGTCCAGACCACAGGTGCTGACGTTAAGACCATGTACCAGGGTGACATCATCGTTGGTCGCTTGGCTATGGGTGCAGGTACTCTGAACCCTGCATGTGCGATTGAACTGCGTGCAGCTTGATAGGAGCCTTATAAATGTCTCTTATACCTGGTGTACTTCGCAAGGATACTTGCACAAATAACATGGGAACTGTTGGTTCAGAAACCATGAACCCTCCTACTCCTCAAGAGTATGGTCGTTTGTCCGGCGCAAATGCTGACGGTACAACTTCGACTGTTGCTTGTTGGGGAGGTGGGGGTGCTAACGCAACTGGACTCTAAATAATGGCAACAATTAAAGCTTACTCTGTAGCTAAAACTCAGAAACAATACGGTGGTAGTGCCATCGCTGATTCTAGTGTTTACTCTACAACAACTGGTCGTATGAATGGATACGATCTTCCTACAAATAGTGGCCTTCTCGAAGGTCGATCTGCAACTCTGCTCAACGGTGGTCGTACTGTCGTTGATCATGATGTTAGTGGAGCCCCTACTATCACAACAGCTGGTAGTGGTGGCCCTGCTTCAACAGCTGTTGTCGCTACAACTACAAACATTACTGGTACTGGTGCAGGACTAATTGTCACTTTCACTACTAACGGTTCTGGTGCAGTTAATGGCACAGTAACTCGTGCAGATAATGGTGAAGGTTATGCAACTGGTGATAAAGTCTCTGTAGATGGCATTGCTGGTAGCGTACTAACTCTAACCGCTGCTTAATATAAGGGGACCTTCGGGTCCCTTTTTTTTAATCCTTATTGAGAACTATTATCGATGACAAATTCATGGAGAAATCCACCATCAACACCTTCCGCAGAACAATTAGCAGCTGTTAATGAGCTGCTCCAATCTATTGGTCAGGCTCCCGTTTCTACCCTAGACACATCAAACCCGGACGTTTCGATTGCTTGGAATACATTGGTGTCTACCTCTAGAGATGTTCAAGCTGAAGGTTGGACATTCAATAGGGAGAACCATATTCAATTAAATAGATCTGCAACTACTGGTACAGTAAATTATATTTTGTTAAATAAAAATGAATTGCAAGTTGATCTAGTTAATGACGTAGCAAACTTAAATCATAATGCTGTTATCAGAAAAGATGGTAGCAATATTATTCTTTATGATAAAGAGCAGCATTCTAAAACTTGGTCATATGACCCTATCGTAAATAAGATATTTCTATTTGATTGGGAGAGTGCTCCAGTACCTATTCAAGCATATATTATTGCACGTGCTGCTACTATTTGTAGTTCACGAATTACAGGTGATATGAATCAGTATAAACTGCTAAAGGAAAGAGAAGAATTTTGTAGAGCACAAGCTGTGGAGTATGACACCAGTCAAGGTGATTACTCATTCTTTGGTCTAGATGCCCATACATCTGGGTACAGAACATATCAACCTATCCAATCACTTAATAGATATTAATGGCTGCTGTTACTCAAACTATAGAAAGCTATCTTGGTGGTGTATCCCGTGAACCTGATAAGGATAAAGCACCAGGAATGGTTGATGATATTCTTAACGGATATCCTGATATGACATTCGGTTTAACGAAGAGACCAGGTACAGAATTAAATATTGAAGTAGGTAACTCTTCTGATTTAGATGCTGCATACTGGTTTATATTTAGATACAATGATTTCGAAGAAAGGTATGTAGGCGTCATCTACAATTCAACAGTAAAAGTATTTAACATTGCTACTGGTGTAGAGGCTACAATCAGTGGTGCAAATCAAGCATACCTAAATACAACAAAAGAAAACTTTAAAGTCTTACAACGTAGAGAGAATATGTTCATTCTCAATACAGATAAGACCGTAGCTATCAGTTCAGCTACAGCTTCTGGTACGTTAACAGGTACCGTTAATACACTTGCTGAGTTACCAGCTGCTAACACCTTATCTGCTGGTGATATCTATCGTATTAATGGAATCGATGGAGCAGCAGATGACTATGTTATTAAATGGGACGGTCAAACTTGGACTGAAACAGTACTACCTGGAGTAAATATAAGTTTTGATACTACATCATTACCATATATTTTAACTAGAACATCATTAAATACTTTTACATTTGCTGCTTCACCGTGGACATCAAGGGTTTCTGGTGTACCCGGTAATACAGGAACAAGTAGACAGCCTTCATTTGTTGGCCAAAAAATTTCTAACCTGTTTTTTTATAAGAATAGATTAGGCTTTCTTTCAGAAGATAATGTAATTATGAGTCAGCCCTTGGAGTTTTTTAACTTCTGGCGTAATAGCTCACTAACTACAACAGATGCTGATCCAATTGATTTAACAGCTAGCAGTCTTGATGACGTAAGCTTGTTTGCTGTACAGCCTATGATACAAGGCTTGGTGTTGTTTGGTACCCGTGAGCAGTTTGTAATGACTGCAGGTAACACAAGTGTCTTAACACCATCGACAGCTTCTATATCCTCTATATCTCAATATGAGATAAACAAACTTGTAGAACCTGTACTATTAAAAGAAAAGATTTACTTCACAGCCAAAGCTAATAGTTATTCTCGTGTCATGTCTATGCTTACACGAGGTGATAATAACAGTCCACTTGTAGAGGACGTAAGTAAAATTGTAACCACCTGGTTACCTAAAGATTTAAACAGGATTGTTAGAAGCAATCAAAATGATTTTATTGGTATGTTTGATAATACCACAAATTATATTTATTTCTTTAGGACTTTAACTAATCAAAATGATCAATCAACCAACACCTGGTTTAGATGGGAAATGGCAGGTAAAGTTATTGCATGTTTTATGGAACAGGATGCAGTACAGATAGCAGTATCTGCAAATGGTAAAGTAAATATGTTGACTGCATACATTAATCCTAATACTGATTCGCCTCTTGTACAAACTAATGAAGGGGTACTTACAAATCCATCATTAGATTATATGCATACTCCATCTAAGAGTTATGATGCAACGACTGGTCTTACCACATTAACTTCCTCTGCATCAGATCCACTTAATAATGAATGGGGTCCTGTTGCTATTGAGACTTACACTGGTAGTTCAGGTAACGGTAAGTTCTATAAACTAACTAAAGTAACTGACACTACTTATACTGTTAATGAGGATCTGACAAACTCTACAGTACAACTTGGGTTTACATTTCCTTATAGTATTGATCTCCCTAAATTATATTACCGTACAGGTGAACCTGCTGATTTTACAGCATCACTTACAATTTCTAGAATGAAATTTGCTATGGGTAAAACAGGTGCAGTTGGTTTTGAATTGAAACCTAGAGGTTCTCAAAACTTTATTGATGTTGGTGAAATTGAACAGTCTAACTGGTACTTATTAGATTCAGCTCCCATCGATGATGAACGTATGTTCACACTACCTATCCATCAACGTAATGATAATTTCGATGTTCGATTAACATCTGACTCACCCTACCCTGTCTCGTTATTAAGCATGACATGGGAAGGACAATATTCACCTAGATATTATCAACGTGCATGATATTACAACACTTTAAGGAGAATTAACTAATGGGCTGGTTTAGTAATGATAAAATTAAGGATGCTAACAAGCAGGTAAAAAAACAGTTTAGATATGATAGACAGTTTCGAGATTATCAGATTCAAGAGAATGATGCAAAGTTCGACAAAGCAGTTTTAGATAGAAAATTACAGCAGGCGAACCTTGATACACAAGCCAAATATAAAGATGAAATCAAGAAACAAGATTATAAATCTCAAAAGAAACTTCAGAATAAACAATATAAGTTAGATAAGAAATCCTATAAACAAAGTCTCAAAGACTATAAAGCACAGACTCAATTGAATTCTATGTCTGGTGCATTAGCTTTAGAATCTGCTACAAGAGCAGAAGAAGAAGCATTGATTTCAAAGACTTTTGGTATTCAAGATTTAAAGAATGATCAAAAAGAAAACAAAAAAAACATAAAATTTGACAAAGAGTTAGTTGGTAACACTAAAGATTTTGCTAGGAAAACAGATAATATAAATCAAGAAGAAATAAAATCTCAAAAAGAGTTTGCTCGTTTTAATAACCGCAAAGATCAAAAAGATATTACTCAAGAAAAAACATTTACAAAAGATTCCTTCGAGCAAGATCAAAAAAAATTAGATTATACTTATGACAAACTTGAAGATGATATCACCTTTCTCGAAGATAAATCAGGTTGGGATGTAGAAGCAGCTAATCGTACATATGAGAAAGCTCAGGTCCCTAATTTTAATCAGCGTATTGATGCGTTAATCGCACGCGAAAAAGCAGAAGGAACAGCTAGGTCTGCTGGTAGAGAAGGTCTTAGTGCTGAACGTGAGGCTACAAGTGCCCTTGCAGAGTATGGTCGGACTCAAGCAAAATTGGTTGATGATTTAGTATTCGCCAAAGAAGATAAAGATCTTGCAGAAACATCTATTGGAGGCACAAGAGGTTATCAAATTAATTTAAAAACTAAGGATAGAGAGATTTTAAAAGCAGATAAAGAACTTGGAAGATTAACTAAAGATCGAAAGCTTGATAAACTTAATATACAATCTAGCAAGCTTACTGGAGCCTTAAAGCAAAATCTTAAAGAATTAGGATTTGCATCAAAACGCAGCACAGCGCAGAAAAACAAAACGTTTGATGACGCTAAGATTCAGATTAAGAAATTAAGAACTAAAGAAAGGTTCGATACCTTACGTTTCGAACAAGACAAGAGTAAGGTAAAAACTACCTATGATTCTGCTAAAAACCAGTTCATAGCTGACAAAGATAAAATTAAGTTAGATGAGTTCGCAGCTAACCTTGCTGCACAAGGGAAAATTCCACAGAAACCGAAGAAGCCTATTCCATTACCTAAACCAATTAAAACACCGACGACTCAACTTGCAATGCCACTTGCACCATCTGATCCTCCTAAGCCTGTTAAAGGTGCAATGGGTAAAACCAGTGTTTGGAATGATGTTGGTGATGTAGCAAATATTGGACTTCAAATCGCATCATTTTTTTAATAAATAGATTTAACTATGGCTCAATTTAGAGGGTCTGCACGTAATAGTGGTTTTAATGCCATCTCGTTACCTGATAATGCTAGACGTATAGAATCGGCTGGTATTAAAAGAATACAAGATCTACGGGCTAATTACCAGCAGACAATTGCTAATCAAAAAGAAGATCTATCTGATTTACAAAATGTACGTAATGCTGAAAGCCAGCAACGTGCTAAGAATGAAAGATTAGAAGATCGTTTCCAAAGCACTTACGAGAAAGCTTTGGAGAAACGCTACAAACAAAAAATTCAAAAGCAGAAAGATAAAGCTGAATTAGAGAAATCAGCTTATGACCGCTTAGGGACCTTCTCTCAGGAAGCCCTAAAGGTTGGAAAGGACCTGTATGAAAACCACAAGGATGAACGCAAGGAAGCTGGTATGGCACTTGTGTTCCAACTTGGACTAGATGCAAAGGATCTCCAAAACCTAAGGGCTAAGGAGGATGACCTTGCTGCTGAGCATGGTGCAGCTACTGCTGTGATCCAACGACTTAAAGCTAACGGAGCAACAGCATCAGAAATTAAACAGATTCGAGAGTTAGATGGTTGGGCACTGATGGGTGCTCAGAAAGAGATTGCACGTAATACGAAGCTTGCGTATAAGGTGCACATGGATAATATAGAAACAAAAACCAAGGAATATAAGACCACAAGTGGTTTGACACTTTCTTTAGCTAAGGCTCAAGAATTAGGCCAATTTAAGGAATATAAAGAGATTCGTGGAATTATAGCTGGTGAATTTCTAAAACCTTATAAAGGATATGACTTAGCATTTGCTGAGGAGTATATGTTTCCTGGTATGCGTCAGGTTAATACTATGTTAGAAGCAGAGTTTGCAACAGCAGCTCAGCAAAGATTTGAAAAAGATGAGAAAGACAGTCAAGACACAGCAGTCCTTAATCTTGTCGAAGAATTAAAAAGCAATCCGTACGCTTTTGAAAATCATATGCAGGGTGAAACTGGTGGACAAGGGGGAATCATTCGTAAGGATGCTCGTGAGAAGTTAGGAGAAACTTTATCACGCTTGGCTACCGATGGCTTAATAGGTCAGGATGCTTTACTAGACCTTTATGATCAAGAGATCACTGTTGCTGGTAAGAAGACAACCTTTTTTAAACAGTTTATTGAAAAGGGTGGTACTACAGCTGTTGCATTTAATAGAATAAAAACTATTCTAAGAGATAGGAGCAATGCTGATTATCAGAGAAATGAACGTGAGAAAGATCGCGTTGTTGAACAAATAGTAACGGGCTTACGTCTCGAAGCTGTTGAAAAAGATCTTAGTAGGGCTGAGGTTGAAGCTGGTGCTGAAAGAATTAAAGCTTTAGGTAGACCGCTCCCACCTGATGTTCAAAATCTAATGGTCAATAGAGAGCTTCCTGAAGATGGTAATATCCAATATCAGTTAGCACTTAATGAACTTCAGGATGGTGCAGTATTTGATGCTGCAGAACTTCAAGCTAAATACCCTGCACTCAAAGCTACACAAAGAAAAAGCTTAGTAGAAGCATCCGGTGCTAGTGGATCTACTCAAAGTGGTAGTGGTGGCTTTAGTAAATTTACTGATGAATTAGAGCAGATATTAAAATCAGCATTAAAGAGTAGTAATCTTGTCGATCCAGGTGCAGCAACTGTTGGCATCATAAGGGTGATGAAATCTAGATTCGCCTCTGATGTGATGGATTTAAAAGCTTCTAAGGATTGGAAAAATAATACTTATGAAACGATCGCTGAGGAAGTTCTAAGACGACATAAGGTAGATATCACAAAACAAACAAATGGTTATGAGCGTAAAACCTACCAAACGGGTAAGGATAAAGGTAAGCTTATTACAGGAACTGATGCTGGTTTCACAGCAGTTGATCAGAGTGTTGTCAATCAACAACCAAAATTTGATAGATTTATAAATCAATTAAAAGATAACAGTCGAAGTTATCTGGATAGTAAGATGTTAGGTGCAATGGACAAGGAGGATAGTTGGGCGAGAGATCTTCCAAGCATCAAGGAAACAGGTCAACCAAGTCAATGGCTTCGAGTACTATCAGAAGAAACAAAAATCCCCTGGAAAACATTATTTAATTCTCAAGTGCGTTTGTATTTTGGTAAAGATTCTGAATATGAATTACCATACAATCGTACCGAAGATGCATTTGGTGTTATCAGCCCAAGGTTTAAAGCAGTATTAGGTACGGTATCTAGTGTTAGTAGTTTAAGTGTTGCGATACCTGCTCAAACTCGTGCACAAGGTGCTAAAGGTACAGAAGTTTATAGACCACTTTTAAACTTAATGGCATCGTATGAATCATCTAATGACACAGTGCATGATGGCTATGATGCTATGAATCTATATGGTACTCATGGTGGTGACGTAGCTCACGGTAGTAATACAGGCACTATCCATTTTGGTGCTCCATTGATCGGGATGAGAGTCGGAGATATTATGTATCGACAATCATTACCCTTGAGTGATCCAGAAGGAATGCACGCTGCTGGTCGTTATCAATTTATAGGTGATACATTAAAGGATGGGTTTGAGCGTGGCTGGGTTCCTGGTAATATTACTAAGGACACACTATTTGATCAAAACACACAAGATCAATTAGCTATAGCTTACATACGTTCAACGATAAGAGACTTCCCTAACAATCCAGTTGGAGGAATTATGGGTCGTTGGAATGGTATTAAAAATAATGTTTCTCATGCTGAACTTACTGAAATAGTTAAGCAGATTCAAGCTGACCCGCGAATCCAAGGAACCGCCTTTGCCGACTCCGAAATTGATCCAGCCCATTACGCACGTATGGAAAGTAGAGCTAAATAGTCAACCTACTTTTGATTACTCACCGGGCATTATCTTTCTTTTCTGTACATTAACGTATGTACTCCTTAGACGGTTCCTAACTATAAATAAATAATGGAAAATGAATTAAATGAACTGACTCCTGAGCAGATTGCTGAGGAGCAGAAAAAAAACAGACAAATTATTTCTGACCATCAGACTGAACTTGGAAACAGAGACGGTGGTAAAGAATTACAAGAAATACAACAAAGCAAAGCTAACGCTGTTTCAACAGAAGTTAAAGAAAAGACTAACGAGGATGGTACCCTACAGGATACACATGCAACAAAAGATGCTGAAGACTTTGGAGTAAAGGAGAACTTACAAGATGCAGGTAAAGCTGTTGTAACTGGTGTACAGAATGCATGGAACAATACTATTGATCTTGGTAAATACTTGGATCCTAAGTTTTATGCTGAACGTAATGAAGGTCAAGACCCCTATTCCTTTGCATCAGGTCTAAAGTTCAATGCACAACAGATGCCAAAGACACGATGGGGAATGTTCCTACGTGACTTTGTTGATGTAGGTGTTGGATTTGTTGGTGTCGGTAAGATTGGCATGGGTATTAAAGGTATCCGTGGTGCCATGATGGCTGGTAAGACTATTAATAAAGCTGGTAAGGTTGTTAATGTAACTGGTAAAGCAGCGTTACTTAAACGTGCTGCTGTCGATGCTGGTAAAGGTGCTGCTGTTGATGTATGGGACTCTACTCAAACAACAGAAGAAGGTATCGTTGAAGGTCTAATTAAATCTAATCCAGTATTAGCTCAGAACTTACTCCAACTTGAAGATGGTCGTGATCTATCACCAGCTCATAGAACCTTCCTTAACCTTTTTGAATCAATGGGTATTGGAGCTGCAGCTGGTGCAGCCTTAGAAGCTGCTGGTGTTGGTTATAGAAAGCTAAAGGGTTTACCATCTACTGCTGTCACCCAGCCTACAGAGAACATTGCTGACAGCATGTCTACAATTAATAAAACACTTGTTAAATCAGAAGCAGCTGAATACCAGGCTAAGACTCTAAAAGTTACTGGTATGTCTAAGACCAAGTATGAAGCAGATTACTTTAAATCTCTTAAACGTAAAGGTGTACTTGATGAAGACATTACCATTGGTGAGTGGAGAGAAACCTGGAAGAATCCATCCAAGGTTGATGGTACTAATGAATCCTGGTATAAGCCGTCATGGGATCAACTAGATGAAGCTGTAAAGCAAGACCTAGTTATCGATATGGCGTTAAGTAAGAATATCGACTTTGGTGATACTCGTAACTACGCTAAGTTTAATGTTAAGCAAGGTGAGCAGTATCTTGATATTGGTGCTGATCAACTTGAAGTAGATTTAGGTAAGGGTACACCTCGTGCTGGTGCTTACTATAGTGCTGATAAGACTGATACATCCAACTATCCATTATCATCAGGTTCTTCTGTACCACTGAAATCTCTGAGGGATAAAATGGATATGCGTTCTAACTTTGGTAGTAAACGAGGTACTGTACGTGGTGTACTGACATCATCGCAGATCCATAAAATGGCAGAGACATCAGGTGTAGATATCGATGTAATTACCAAACAGGCTGAAGCATTATTCAAAAACGAAGAGTACCTTAATATGTATAAAGGAGCTTCTACAAAGGAGCTTCAGGATGACATGTTGTATGCAGCGATAGAACTTCAGGAATTTATTACACCAAATGGTAGAGCAACAAACTTTACTTCTGAAGAACTGCAAAAATTTATCCTTGCATTTGATCCAGAAATTGATCCTATTACTAACAAACCAAAAATTGATCCTATTACTAAAGAAATAGTTCCAGCATCTGATTACATGGGTGCTGGTAAGGGATCAAGCGCCTTTCGTACATTAACTCAAGCACAAGTACAAATGACTGATGTTGTACTTGGTCAACTGTCTCAAGAGATGCGTGATATCTCACGTGCTGCATTGAGTGTTGATGGTGTTATTGATAGCAAAGTACCTGGTGGTATGTTTGATGAGATTGCTGCAAGATATAAAGTATTGCAGGGTATGCGTCAACAGACTACATCATTGATTGCTAATCGACTACGTGAATTCCGTGCACCTGGTAAGGGTCCTAAGCCTGGTTCCAAAGCTGCACTAGAGGTAGTAGCTGAAGCTAAACGTAGGGCTAATGCTCAAACTGATCTATTGATTCAGGTCATACGTGAAGATGAAACAGGTGAACTATTTGAAGCCTTCAGATATTTCAGTGCTGCATCTAATGGCAACTTGATGACCATGGCCGATATGGATGAGTTCTTTGCTAAACGACTTAATGGTTATTCAGGACCTAATAATTTTCAGCGTAATAAGGTAGTTGGTGAGCTGATGACTATGGGTATTAACTCTATGTTGTCTGGTCCTAAGACACCTGTAAGGGCTGTCATTGGTACTGGTATCAATACTATGATGAGACCAGCAGCAGCAATTGTTGGTGCCAGTGTTACTGGCGATCGTAAAACAAAGATGGCTGCTATGTCACAGATTGGTGGTCTATTGGAGAGTATTCCAGAAGCATGGCGTAAGGCTGTAGCTGACTTCAATACCTACTTTGATAACGGTGGTGACTTTCGTGGTTACACCGCACAGCAAGCTGGTGATGAGTTCGAAGCTATGGCAGCACACTATGCAGTACGCGGTACTGCTGGTGAAAAGTCATTGTTTAATACATACAGGATGATGCGTGGTCTTAACCAAAACCCGTTTCTATCGTATGGACCACGGATTATGAAAGCAGCTGACTCATTTTTTGGTCAAATGATTGCTCGTGGTAATGCTAGATCTAAAGCATTCAATGAAGTCTATGACCGAATGATTGATAGTGGTATTGGTATTGGTGATTTTGAAATGAAGACAGCTGTACGTGAAGCTGAAAAGCGTTTCAATAAAAAGATATGGAAATCTACAGGTGAACTATCAGATGAATTCGCTAATTTCCAATGGAAAGAAGCAGCATTAACTGGTGATCTACCAGACTATGCACAAAAGATTCAAGCTGGTATTGAACAACTACCTGCTATCAAACCATTTGTTGGTCTATTCATGAAGACTGGAGTCAATGCACTGCAGTTAACTGGTAAATATACCCCAATATTAAATAGGTTCCTACGTGAATCAGCTGATATTATGTCTAAAGAAGCAGGACATCCTGACCTTCTTAGGTATGGTATTCGTACTGCTGATGAATTAGCACAAGCTAGAGCTGTCCTTAGAGGACGTGAAGCTATTGGTGCAGGTATGGTCAGCCTTGCTGGTTCTTTATACCTTGGTGGAATGTTATCAGGTAATGGACCGCCAGACCAAAAGCTACGTAAAACATGGGAGCAGTCAGGACGTTGGCAAGCAAGATCAATCAAGCTTGGCGATAAGTGGGTTAGTTATGAATCACTTGAACCCTTCAATGCATTCCTAGCAGCTGTTGCTGATATTGGTGATGCACAAGGTGTAATGGGTGAGCAGTTTACTGAGGATCGCCTTGGTCAATTGCAGTATCTAATTATGGCTAACATTACTAATAAGACCTTCCTTGCTGGTTTAATGCAGCTTGGTGATCTTATGACTGGTAAAGGTCAGTCAGTAGGTGCTGTGGCTGCAAACCTAGTAAACAATCAGGCTCCACTATCTAGTCTACGAAACGAGATTGGTAAAGCATTCAACCCTGGTATGCGTGAGATGGAAGGTTCCTTTATGGAACAGATCAAGAACCGTAACCTATGGGCTGAGTTCATGGTTGGTGAAGATGGAAAGCTTCCATACCGTTATGACATCTTTACTGGTGAACCGTTAGCTGATTGGGATCCAATGACTAACATGATTAATCGGACACTACCATTCCGTATTAGTAAAGTTGGATCACAAGCACGAGAACTTATATTTAGATCTGGTGTTAATTTACACCAGACATTTACTACTACACCTAATGATGAATCACTTAAAGAATACCCTGACGTAATTTCAAGATTCCAATATTTAATCAGTCAACAGGGCTTAGAAAAACAGTTTACTCAACTATTTCAGGATCCTGCTGTATTAAAATCAATCCTTGATATGGAACTTTCACACTCGAATGGTAAAAAGTTTTCTCCCAATGATACCGTCCATGGTGATCGTATCCGTCAAATATTTCGAGAAGCAAAGCTAAATGCTTGGGCTGAACTTCTAGCTGAAGACGCCTCAGTAAGCCGCATTGCAGAAGAAGCATCATTTAAAGCTCTTGAAAAACGTGCACGTAGATTAGGTAATACTGAACGTGCTGATGAATTAGATGCTCTACAAAACATTCCTAAATAATAACAATGGCTTGCAATCCTACTGTACAATACAATGATTTTACAGGTAATGGTTCATCCACCGCTTATACCTTTACCTTCCCATACGATAATACTGCTGATGTACAGGTACGATTAGGAACATATCCTAACTATACGTACCCATCATATACAACTGAATACGCTGTTGATTCTGCAAACCCCACCATTGTTAATTTTGTCACTGCACCTAGTGGTCCTATTAGGATCTTTAGGTGTACTCCTAATACTAGCCTTCCAGCTACCTTTCAACCTGGATCAGCAATTAGATCTAGTGACCTAAATAATAACTTTAATCAAGTTCTCTATGTCTCACAGGACTCTAGTATACGTTCTGTAGATGCACAGGCTGTTGCTGATACTGCATATGTTCAATCAAATACAGCTATTACTACGGCTGGCTCAGCGGTTACTACAGCTAACGGTGCGGTTACTACGGCTAACGGTGCGGTTACTACAGCTAATAGTGCTGTGTCTACAGCCAATGCAGCACAAACCGCAGTGGCTAGTGCGGTGCTTTATGCACCAATAGCTAATGTTGGTTCTATTCCTGGATCACCCAGTAATGGTGATTACGTAGAAGTACTGAACTCTGCGGGTATTGAAAGTTTTAGTCCTTTAAGTAGTCTACCTTCAGGTTTTGTTGGTGACTCTGGGCTAACTGTACGCATAAAATATGTAACCAATAGCTGGGTATTTCAAAACTACTATGCCAATGATGTAAACGAAAGATTTATTAAAAAGTCTGGAGATACATTTACTGGTCTAGTAACTCTTTCTGGAGCACCTACATCTAACTTACATGCTGCAACAAAGCTCTACGTGGATTCAAATGCAATCCTTGTGGCTGACGGCGGCAACTTTGACAGTGGAGCATCACTGGTATCAACATCATCAACATTCGACGGAGGATCTTTCTAATGCCAACACCTGCTAATCGAACTCCTCTGCGTGTAGCACGAGGTACATATTCTAATCTTAATAGCTCAGTAGCCGACATCCAAGAGGGTGAGGTTTGCTATGCAACTGATCAAAACAAACTATATGTCAAAGAAGGAGCAGCTCTTGTAAGTACACAGGTTGATCTTAGTGGTTCTATTGGTTCTACTATTCAAGCCTTTGATGCCGACACAGCAAAGACTGATGCTGCTCAGACATACACTGCAGCTCAACGTGGACAGGTAACAACACTTACATCCGCAGCTTCTATCACTATTGACTTTGCACTGTCTAATAACTTTATCCTAACCACAGGACATGCAGCCATTCTGTTTGCTAATCCCACGACAGAAGTAGCTGGTCAAAGTGGTTCTATCTTTATTGTTCAAGGTTCTACGACTTGTGCTGCCCCTACTTGGGGTAACCAATGGTACTTTGCTGGTGGCACTGCTCCAGCTCTAACTGGTACTACTGGTAAGTGTGCACGTATTGATTACATCGTTCAAGAAGCTGGAAAGATTCATGCAGTAGCAACCGATAACCTTGCGTACACTTGATATATGCCAGTATTTAATAATAATATTTTAGCCGGTGCCAGTGGTGCTACCGGCGGTGGTGGCTCTGACGAACGTAGTCTTAGGTTCAACTCAGGAGACTCAAGTTATCTTAACCGAACCCCAAGTTCTGCGGGTAATCGCAAGACGTGGACTTGGTCTGGGTGGATCAAGATTGACGGAAATTTTGCCAACAGAAATACAAATTACGGTGGCAGTATTTTCTTCGGTACGCATGATGGTCAACCGACTTGGATAAGCTATAACGCTACTGACCCGTATTTGCAATTTTCTTTTAACGACGGTTCAAGCTATAGGCACAATAGATCACAAGCCGTTTTTAGAGATTCCTCTGCTTGGTATCACGTTGTAGTTGCATTAGACACGACTCAAGGTACTGCTTCTAACCGGCTTAAAATGTATGTAAACGGAGTTCAGCTGACGGACTTTAGCACTTCATATACTATTCCTCAAAACACTCAAGTTGGATTTAATAACACATTTCCTCATAATTTAGGTGCATCTAGTGCTTCTACAAGTGGCACTGCTTATGATCACTTCGGTGGCCTCATGGCTAACATCCACTTTGTCGATGGTCAAGCCCTTGATTATACTGCATTCACCGAATTCGATACAAACGGTGTACTGCAGCCGATTGCATACGCTGGAACATACGGAACAAATGGTTTTCACCTCGACTTCAAAGACAACAGTTCATCGGCTAATTTGGGGAACGATGCTGCTGGTAGCAATAACTGGACTGTTAATAACTTCAGTGTTGCAGCCGGTGCAGGTAACGACTCCCTCCGTGACTCACCATCACAAATAGCAGATCAAACAGATTCTGGAGCGGG